CGGTGCTCGCGGTGGTGGCCAGGGCCGGGGTACCGGCGCCCGTCACCGTTCCCGAGCCGCTGGTCTGAGCGGTGACCGCGAAGGCGAGGGCGCTGCTGCCTGTCACCAAGCCGGTACCGGTGAGCTGCTCGGTGCGAATGGCCGCAGGCGCACCCTGTCCGGCGACCGTGCCGGACCCGGTCAGCGCCGCCGCGCTCGTGGCCGCAGGTGTACCTGTGGCCGTGACTGTGCCAGCTCCGGCCAGGGCTGCCGCACGAGCGAAGGCGGGCGCGCCGGTCGCCGTGACGGTGCCGGTGCCGGACGTGGCTGCCGTGCTCGTGACGGCGAGCGCGCTTGCACCAGTGACCGTTCCCGAGCCGGACAGGGAGCCGGTGCCGGGCGCCACGGACGTACCGGAGCCAGAGACCGTGCCTGCGCCGGTCAGCAAGCCGGAACCGGATGCGACAGGCGCACCGGTGGCGGTGACCGTGCCCGACCCGGAGGTCTGTGCCGTGCCCGTAGTCGACGGGACGCCAGCACCCGTGACCACGCCCGCGCCAGACAGGGTCGCGGTACCCGTGGGTGCCGGTGTGCCGGTGGCCGTCACTGTGCCGGAGCCAGTCAGTGCTGCGGCGCCTGCGAAGGCGACCGCGCCCTGTCCGCTGACGGTCCCGGTGCCGGTCAGGGTCGCCGTACGGCTGATCGCAGGCGTCCCGGTTGCGGCGACGGTCCCCGAGCCGCTGGTCTGAGCGGTGGCCACCAGGACGGGGGCACCTGTGGCTGTGACGGCGCCCGAACCGGCCAGCGCCGACGCTCCCGCGACCGAAGGCGTGCCGCTACCGGTGACCACGCCCGAACCGGCCAGAGCTGCGATGCCAGACGCAGTCGGCACGCCCTGGCCAGCCACCGTGCCGGAGCCGGACGTGGCCGCAGTGGTCACGAAGGCAGGGGTGCCGGTCCCGGCGACCACACCCGATCCCGCCGTGGCACCGGAGACCGTCGCCACCGACGTGCCGGAACCTGTGACCGTGCCCGTGCCACTGGTCTGCGCAGTGGCCGCGAAGGCGGGAGTGCCAGTGCTGGCCAAGGTCCCGGTGCCGCTGATCTGGCCCGCGCTGCCGACTGCTGGCGCACCGGAAGCAGTGACCGTTCCCGAGCCGGAGGTGGCTGCCGAACCGGAAGCGGTCGGCGTGCCGGTTCCGGTGACCGTGCCGGACCCAGCCAGGCTGGCAGCAGGCGCGAAGGCGGGTGTGCCGGTGGCCGTCACTGTGCCGGAGCCAGTCAGTGCTGCGGTGGCCGCGAAGGCCGGAGTGCCCGTCGAGGCGACAACGCCCGTTCCTGCGGTGGTCCCAGAACCCGACGTCGCAGGCGTGCTGGTCGCAGTGACAGCGCCCGCACCACTGACGGCTGCTGTGCCCGATGTGGCAGGCGTACCCGTTCCCGTGACGGTGCCGGAGCCGCTGGTGGCTGCCGTAGCGAGCAGGGCGGGAGTTCCGGTGGCTGTGACGGTGCCGGTGCCGGACGTGGCTGCCGTACCGGTGGCGCCAACGGCGCTACCTGCGGTGAGCGATCCCGCACCACTGGTAGCGCCCGAGCCCGAGAAGCTGGCGATGACCTCGGCTACGCCCGTGCCGGACACGGTGCCGGTGCCCGCAAGGGACCCGGCCCCCGAGGGCGAGGGCGCTCCAGTCGCAGTGAGCGAACCGGCGCCGCTGGTACTCCCGGAACGGCTGACCGCAGTGGCGCCCGCCCCTGTGAGTGAGCCAGTGCCACTGGTCGAACCCGAGCCGCTGGCCGTGAGTGCGGAGGCTCCCGTGAGCGCACCCTGACCGCTGACGACTGCCGCGCCGCCAACCTCGCCGAAAGGCACCTGCATTTGCAGGCCGTAGACGCGGTACGACCGCTTCGGCCCGCTACCGAACGTCGGGTTGAACTCCACTCGAATGTCGCTGTAGTCCGCGACCAGATTGGCTTCGGCGGTGGTGAGGGTGATGACGTCGGTGCGGTCAGTGGTGTCCAACTGCGCCGCCGTGAAAGTACGCGTGGCGATGTCTACGGAAGTGCCTGCGGCAACCGAACCGGTGCGGATGATGATGCTCAGATCAAGGCTCTGCCCCGCCGTGGCGTCCTTGCCATGCCGCACGGTGAAGATGTGGTTGTCAGCCCGACTGCCACTGGGCGGCTGTACCGGAGCCATCACTGTCCGGTAGAGATCGCTTACCACCGCTCCGGTCGGAGACTGGACGTAGTCCGGCGTGGAGGAGGCAATCGGGTCGTCGATGGCCATCCAGAGGTTGGAAGTGAGAGCGCCCGGCTCCGACGTCCATGCCCCGGCGATGGTGCCGTCCGCGACCGGGACAACGACCTGTGCTTGCTGGGCGGTGCCGGAGCCCGCGACCGCGCCGGACCCAGCCAGCGCGCCCGATCCGCCGACCGGGATGATGGCCGTGCCGGAACCGGAGACTGTGCCCGAACCAGCGGCTGCCCCACTGGCCGCGACTTGCTGGATCGCGGGCTTCCACTGCACGTACGCGGCAGCGAAGTCAGCAGACACCGCACGGGTGTAGGTGCCGGTGCGCTTGAACCTCAGCTTGGGAGCGAACGTGACGCCGGTCCCGAGCGCGCCGCTCCCAAGGCCCCAGGCCGTGCCCCAGCCTGCCGGGAACGCGGCCTGCGCCGCTGCCGCCGTCGCCCCTGCGGCGCCGTTGGGCAGGCCGAAGTCAAACGTCGCAGTTGCCGTCTCGAAGACGAACTCAAAGTACGTGTCCAAGCCAGCGTTGGGGCCGGTGATCCACGCGCCACCCGATGTCAGGTAGAAGAAGTCCGAGGTCGGCTCCAGGTTGTTGTAGTCGCCCTTCCAGTTGAAGTACTGCGTCGTACTCTGCGCCCCGGTACGGCGCATGACCAGCCACAGCTTCTGCCCACGCGGAAGCGTGATGGTCCACGGGATAACAGCATTGGCAAATGCGGTTGTGAAGCCTGTCATCGCAACGGTTCCAAGCGACGTGCTGCTCGGTTGTCCAGCGGCGTCAGTACGAACGTCCAGCACGAAGTCCGTAGACGCGGAACCGCTGAAACTCCCACCGATACCGACACTGGTGACCGCGCCATTGCCAGTAAACGACTGCGCGAGTTGGGTGTAGGTGCCATCACCACACGCCAGTGAACCGGTTGCCGTGATCAACTTCGGGTTCCCGCAGGCGTTGTTGACCTGGGACAGCGCGCCGCTCTTGGGTGAGCCGGTGGTGACCTGCTGCGCATGGTTGACGAACGGCACCATGGAAAGGACGTCGACCGTGTCGGCCTGGGCCTGCGTCGGTGTCCAGACCGCGTTGTCGAAGTAGACGACAACCGCGCTGTCAGCAGCGCTCCACACCGCGCCCGTGAACGTCTTGCGGACCTGCCCTGGGAACACGACGTTGGGCGAGCCAGATGCGCCAGCCAGGGCCACCGTCGGACCGGCTGTGGCGTCCACGCCAGCCCTGTCCAGCACCACCCAGTACTTCGTGCCAGCGACCAAGGCGCAGTTCAGCGTCGCCACTCGCTCGACCATCGCGGACGGCGTCGCGGTTGCGGGCAGCGGCACCATGTTGATGGCGATGGACGCCAGCGCGGCGGCAGCGGGACTCCCCGCCTCGTCAGCTCGGATCTGCACCAACACGTCATCCGTCGGTGCGCCGGACTTCCCCAGCAGCACGTTGAGGCTGCGGATGCCAGCAACTCCGGCTGGGGCGGTGAACGACACGGCTGTCATCGTCAGCGTCAGACCCAGCGCGTCACTGGTGGTCATCGGTGAAGCGAGCGGACCGTAGGCCGGAATCGACACGCCACCAGGCGGTTCGAGTTCCACCTCAAGCGTGTCGGCTACCGATCCGCTGGTGCCCGCCACCGTGTTCTGGACGTAGGTCTCACCCAGCGTCGCAGTGATCGGCACGCCCTTGGGCGGGGTCTGACCGAGCACCGGGCTGAGCGGGTAGACCGTCGCCGCGTTGTTGCGCTTCCAGTTGCCGATTGCCACGTCGCCCACCGGACGCAGCAGCGTCGTGCGATAGTCGGCGGTCATCAGCGGAGCGATGGAGTCGTGGATCACCACGTCGTCGAAGTCGATGCTGGCGATCACGGCGGTGATGACGCCCACGTCGGCCTGGGCGACAGCGGCGGCTCCACCGTTGGTCGCCGCTCCTACGGGAGGTCGCAACACCAGGTCCACGTAGAGACTGGGCGTTCCGTTGGCCTCCGCGTTCATCTCGATGAGGTACCAGACCGCAGTGGTCAACGCTGCACCCTGGTGGGCACCAGAGACGGTGGCGAGCACTCCCGTAGGGCTGACCGAGATCAGGTGAGTGCTACCTGGAGCCTGGTACACCCTCGTCGTCGCTGACGGCATCGTGTTGATGCGCATGTAGAACTTGACTGAGTGCGCGGTCCCAGGGGCCGTGCCACCTGCGCTTCGCCGGTGGAACGAGACGTGCGTGGCTACCGCCGTCGCGGGAGCGCAGCGGAGCGCCTGACCGCCGTGGCGTCCGGCTGCGAGTGTTGGGGCACCAGTGACGTAGGCGACCTCCGCGATGATGCTGTCGCCGTCGAACCCGGCGATGACTGTTGCGGCCATGAGCTACTCCCGTCAGGTCGGGGGCCAGGGCTCCACGGCGGTGCTAGCCATGTCCAGCGCGATTGCTTCGAGGTAGTAGCAGGCCGAGGTCGGGGCCAGGCGAGTGAGCCATTCGACCGTCGCGTCCTTGGTGACCCCAGGAGCGTTCAGCACGACCATCAGGGTCGGGTTGCCATCGGCCACGCCCTCGCCGTAGTACGGGCTGTTGGCCGGGGCCGGTGGAGCGGAGGACCAATCGCTCAGTCCCCCGCTCCACAGGAGTTGCCCGTACGCGTAGTCCCCAGGACTCAGGTCGGTGCGGCCAGGCTCAGCCGCGATCTGACCCATGTCCTGGTGGTTGTAGAAGATCGCACAGGCCATCGCTGGTCAGCTCAGGTCTGGGTGTAGGTGAGCGTCAGCGTGTAGGTGCCCTGCGAGGCGAACGCCTGGGAGGTCAGCGCGCCACCGTCGAGGTAGGCACCAGCGACGCCGGTCTTGACGCCGAAGCCCGCGACCGTCGCGCCCGAGGGGATGTCGAAGACGGTGCCGCTGGTGGAGCCGACGCCGTTCGTGCCACCACCCCAGGTCAGGCCCTTGGAGGCGTACGCCGGGGCGCCGCCCGTGATGGCCGTACCGGCAGCCGTGGCGCCCGTGGTGGAGTAGACGTCCGCGAACGTCGCTGCGCCCACGTAGGAGGCGTACAGCGTGTTGCGCAGGCCGGTGCCGCTGGCGATCATCGCGGTGTCACCGAACTGGGCGCGGTGGAAGGCCATGAAGCCCGCGAGGTCATCGGCGGGGGAGGGGCAGCCGACCGGTGCGGCCCACGGAGCCGGGTCGCTCAGCAGCATGGTCGGACCGGAGTCCGTGGCGGGGTAGACGACGCCCGCGTCGGGCAGGTCCAGCGCGCTCGGCACGCAGGTCATGCCGTCGAATCCGCCAGGGCCAGCGTCGAACTCGTCGGAGACCTGCACGGCCTGCCAGCGCTTCGCAGCGTCGGCCATGTAGGCGTCGAGGTGGTCCTCGCGCACGTAGTCGGTCGCGGTCTCGGTCGCGGTCTCGCCGTTGGGGAGCAGGCGCACCGAACGCATCGTCACGCGACGCTTCGTCACGCGCGGGTCGATCAGAGGCTCAGCCATGCGTCTTCTCCTTATGGATGCGGGACCAGGTGTTCTTGCTGGATGGATCGGCCGGGTCAGCGGCTAATCGGAGTGGCTACGGAGCCACGTCCCGGTCGGCCTGCATCTCCCGGTAGGTGACGGTGTCCCCGCCCCCCTTGTAGTTCTCCGCGATGTGCTCGTCGAGGAAGGCGAGCTGGGACGCCTTGGCGTCCAGGGTCTCGGCGGCGTCGCGCAGACGGCGCACGTTCAGCTCGTTGAGCTTGCGCACCTTGGACTGGAAGGCGTTGCCGGTGGAGTCGAAGATGGCCATCAGCTCCTCGGTGCTCAGCACCTGCTCGGACTGCGTCCGCTCGTCGAGGTTCTGGTCGGCGTCGACCCGCTTGAGCAGCCCGTTGACGAACGGGTCGCTCGCGTCGTCCAGCACGCGGTCCTGGCCGATCTCGCGGTCCAGGCTCTTGATGCGCAGCCGCTGGCCCACCGCGCCGCCGACGCTGACCGACTTCTCCTTGCCCCGGTCGTCGGTGACCATGGCCCAGATGGTGCCCGCCGTGGTGGTCTCCCAGATCTCCTCGCCCTCGCGGGCCTTGGGCTGGTGCTGGGTCCTGACTCGTCCTGGCATGGTGCTCTCCTCGTCCTGGCCTGATGGCCCGCCAGTGTCGGCGCCTACGTCCGTTCTCGTCTACTGGCGGAGTAGAACGGAACGAGCCCCCCGACCCGAAGGCCGAGGGGCTCGCTCCGTAGCGGGGGGTGCTACGCGATCTTGATGCGCCGCGCCTGCTCGGGGTGGTGGATGAGCCCACCGATGTCCTTGCGACCCCGGTAGTGGCGGTAGTCCACCGTGTTCTCCTCCCACGTCTTGGTCTGGAGGTCGCCGTACATGGCGAACATCCCGACCGTGCCGCCGAAGACCCAGACCTCGTCCTCGGGGATGTAGGGGAGACCGTTCTCGTCCGTGTAGTTGATCACCTGGACGATGTTGGCCGCGCGGTAGGTGCCGAGGCGACCGCGCAGGCGGACCTCCTCCAGCGCCTCGTCGGCGTACCCGACGAAGTCGCTGATCTGGTCGACGCCAGCGGCGCGGCCGATGATCGTGACCGGCACCGGACCCTGGCCGTTGGGCTTGATCGAGTCCTTGACCTGACGCAGCGCGGTGTCGAGCACTGGCTTGGTCAGGCCCGTCGCGGCCGCGTTCACGTAGAACGGGCTGGAGGACGGGACGGCCTCCTGGAGGAGGTTGAACATGCGCCGGTTGACCTCAGCCTCCAGGCGCTGTTCGGCCAGGGCGACCATCGACTCGATGGTGTCCGCGAAGTTCGCCCGCAGCTTGTCCGAGAACTCGGACACGTGGAAGCCGAGCGTGTCGCGCGGCAGCTCCCAGTCCTCGGTCTTGAGCTGGCTCTCCTCGATGTAGCCACCACGGTGGGTGTAGAAGACCTTGAGGCCGCGACGCTCGCGGATGTAGACCTTCTCGAACTCGCTGACCCGCGCGACCTGGAAGTAGGTCCCGAACAGGTTGTCGAAGGTGAACTGGTAGTCCAGCGTGGAGCGGAGGGTCGCGGCGACCTCGCGGTGCCAGCTCTCGTCCTCCCACTTGTCCCGTGCCTCGGTGTTGAGCGCGGCCTTGATGCGCTCGTACTCCTCGACGCTCTGACGGTCCTTCGCCCAGGGCGAGGAGCCAGCGCGAGCCCCGAGCATGGCGGTGGTGGCAGTCATCTGGTACTCCTCTCCTACTTGAGCCGGACGGCTTCGACGTAGTCGACGCCGTTCGACAGGGTGACCCGGAAGTGGGCGTTGGCCTCGGTGAGCGTGGTGCCGTTCGTCTCGGCGTACTTCGTGCCGTCCCAGCCGAGGTAGTCCCCGATGGCGACGGTGGCCGCGCTGGCGAGCAGGCCACCAGCGGCGATCACGCGGCTGTCGGCGCGCGTCGACGCCGGGGTGTTCTTGAGCCAGATCTTGGTGCCCGCGCCGGACCACACCGTGGCCAGACGACCGTTGAGCACCTCGTCGAGCGCGAAGGTGTCGAGCACCTGGCGCCCGTAGATGCTCCGGTCCCAGATCTCCTCCTGGATGAGCATCCCGGAGTAGCCCGGCACCGCAGCCTCGTTGGCCCCAGCGCGCTTGAGGAAGCCGGGGTTGGCGGGGTCGAAGACCACGCACTCGCCCTGCTTGAACGTGCCGGTACCCGGCACCTTGAGGCGACCCTCACGGATCGCCATGGACTCGTCACTGCGGCGGAAGCCGAAGTTCTGGCCGTAGTCGCTGGCCATGTCAGACCTCCTTCACGGGGCCGGTGAGGAGCGCGCCCAGGAGGGACCCGCTCTTGGGGGCGCCAGTGACCGGCTTGCCGGTCATGGCGGTCTCGCGGGGCGGGCCGTCGGTGGCCGGAGTGGCGCCCGTGCTGACCGCAGCCAGCTCGGAGACGTACTCCGCGAAGGCCACGTCGTCCATGACGGACCAGCGCTGGGCGCGCTCCGGCGTGAAGAAGGCGTCGGTCAGGTGCTTGGCGGTCTCGCGGACCTTGGCGACGCGCTCGGCCTTGCGGCCCTCCTGCGCCTTCTCGGTCTCGTGCTGCGCGAGCACGGCGGTGTGCCACTCGATGGCACCGTCCGCGCGGGCCTTCTCGGTCGCCAGAGCGGCCTCGGCCACCTCCAGCTTGGTGTCCGTCGCGGCCTTCTCCGAGGTGAGCGTGTCGATGGTGGCCTGACGTGCAGCGGTCTCCCGCTGCACGTTGTCGGCCACCAGCGCGTACGCCTCCTGCTCGGTGAAGGTCCGCACGGTCTTGGTGATGTCGGGCTCCGGCATGTCGCCTCCTCCAGTCGTGGTGGCCGGAGGAACCCGGCCTGCTGTCGAAGGTTCTATCGACACCGGGCGCCGACAACGGACGTTCAGCCGCGCGCGTACTCCAGAACCTGCTGGACCATCGCGGTGGCGTCCTCCTCGCGGAGGTCCTTCGACAGCCACGGGATGGTCTCCAGCGCCGACGCCGCCTCGCGCACGACCGTCAGGTCAGCGCTGGCCCAGCCCGGTGTCACGGGCGGGACGATGATGGCGCCGCCCTGGAAGACCGGGTCGATGAAGCGACGGACGGCGGACCGCTCGCGCATGTGGGCGCAGGCCGCACCGGAGCGCTGGAGCGCGTCGAGGTAGGGCACCTTGGCGCCACACCCGTTGTCGCCCACGCACGCGACCTCCGGGCTGACGCACTCCATCGAGTACCAGAGCTTCTTCTCGTCGGCGGCGCGCTCCACGATGCGGGCCTCCTGCGGGTACAGCCAGCGCCACAGCACGGCGTCGGCCTGGATGTGCGGTCCCACCCCGTGCGCCGCCGCTGCCTCGCGGTCCATCAGCCGGGCGTCGGACAGCGCGCCCACGATCTTGCGCTCCTCGTGCAGCCAGTTCAGCGGGCCGGTGGCCACGGTGGGCAGACCCACCTCCAGGTCCTTGGCCGACCAGAACGCACCGTTCTGGTTCGCCTTCTCGGCCTCCACGAAGCGCCCGCGCAGCCGCAGGAACAGCCGCTTGGCCATGTCCCCGGCCACCTCGGACGTCATGTCCTCGACCGGCGTGGTCAGGGTGATCTTGTTGTCGCCCTCCGCGATGATCACGAGCGGCTGCTCGACGCGCGGAGGCACGGGAACGGGCGTTGCCGTGGCTGCCGGAGCAGGCAGCTTCGGCATCAGGGCGTCGCGCAGATCCATGATGCTCATCAGGTCGCCTTCTTCGGTGTCGCGTTCTTCGGGGTCGGCTTGGTCGCGTTCTGGGTCGGGCTGCCGCCACCGGAGGGCCGTCCGCCCTGGGCGCCCGTGACAGCGGGCGGCGGCGTGCCCCCGGCGTTGCCCCCGCCACCAGCAGCGGAGAAGGGCACCTGCGTCTTGAAGACGGCGTCCAGGCCGGAGTCCTCCTCGAACTCCCGGCGCTGGGCCTCCACTGCCTGGTCGAACCCGAAGTACTCCAGGATCGACTCGCGGCTGATCTCGTTCTGCGTGCGCAGGGCCATGACCGCCTGGGTGATCTGGCTGTCGGCGTCGAGCTGCACGTTGCGCGGCGTGAAGGCCAGGTTCGGCTCGTCCTCGAACTTGTTGACGTTCATCGGGTGGTCGCAGACGGCGCCTGCGATGTGCAGCTCGATGGACCGCTTGAGCATGTGCCGCTTGGTCTCCAGCAGCCGGGCGACCATCCGGCCCGTGGTGAGCGTGGACTCGTTGCGCTGGCCGGACGAAGCCACGCCCAAGGCGCCCAGCAGTCGCGCCATGATCCGCTTGTCGATCAGGTCGTACTTCGCCTGGTCCAGGGTGAAATCCTGGTTGGGCACGATGATCTCGATCTCAAGCCGGTGGTCGGAGATGATGACCGGCAGCTTGGCGACCGTGGCGAAGTTCTCCCGCAGGTTGGAGATCTCCTCGGGGTACGCCGGGTCCTCCTTCGTGCCCTTCTTGACCAGCAGGATGTAGTTCGCGGCGCCGATGAGGCTGACCCGGTCGGCCTCCATGAGCTGCTGCTTGAGGTCCAGCAGCTTGAACACGCTCTTGAGCCGCACCTCGGGGAACCTGGCGTACGACGGCTTGGTGACGCAGTGCCGCCAGACGTACTGCGGGTCCAGCTCGATGAGCCGCTTGGTGTCGACGCCGAGCGCCATCAGCTCGGCCTCCTCGGCGCTGTTCTCCTGGACCACGTAACGCCCGATGAACAGCGTGTCCATGGTGACGTCGGCGCCCGACTCGAAGGCAAGCAGCTCGGCCTTGCTCGCCTGCCAGGCCAAGCGCTCCTTGCCCCACAGCAGGTTGCCGACCGGGACGATCTTGCTGGAGTCCAGGACGGTGAGCGCGACCGGCGCCCAGACGCGGTACTTCTTCTTGCGCTTGACACCCTTGGGCCGCTTCATGGGCCGGTTGGTCTGCGGGTCGAGTGGCTCCTCGAAGGAGTCCTGTCCGGTGGCCGAGTCCACCTTCTTCTCCAGCGGGAGGTCTTCGGGGTTCGACCGCCCCCGGACCGTGTACTCCTTCCAGCCCCACCACGACGCGGTGACGACCTGGCTGGTGGTGAACAGCTCGCGGTACGCCATGCGGATGTAGGAGTCCAGGTCCAGCGTCTTGGAGATCTGGTTGAAGATGTCCGCGTCGTCCGCGTTCTCGGACTCCCACTTGAGGCCCTGGAAGACCAGGCCCTCGGTGACTTCGGCTGTGCCGCTGACGATGTCGTCGTTGGCCAGCGCGTTGCGCGCGATCTTCATCTGGTTGAAGGGGTTGTCCGGCGCCTGGTAGGCCGAGCGGTCGAACAGCGAGGACTTCGGCCCTGAGCGCTGGTCGGTGACCCACCGGGTGATCTGGTTGGCCACCTCGCGCATGGACCCACCGACCACCGCGTCAGGCAGCCCCGTCATGTTGTAGAACGACGGCTGCTCGCCACGGGTCTCGACGGTCATCTACCTCATCAACTCCAGGTCAGCAGGGATCGGCGTCAGGTACGCGGCCAGCGCCGCGAGCCTGTCAGGGCTGTCCTCGCAGAGGCCCAGGCTGGTGTTGCAGGGCTTGCAGAGCAGGCCCCGGTACTCGTTCGTGGCGTGGTCGTGGTCGACGTGGAGCCGCCCGACGATCTCGGTGCTGCGCTCGCAAGCGTGGCAGCTCCCGGTGTCCTGCTCCAGCAGGAGGGACGGGATCAGCTCCTCGGCCACGCCGTGTCGCTTGAGCTTGGCGATGCGCTGGTTGGCCTTCGCCCAGGCGTTGCGCTTGGCCGCACCCTCCGGCGTCTGGCGGCGCTGACGCTGCTGGTCGATGACGCACGCACGGCAGTGAGACGAGCGGTACGCCTTGTCCTTGCCTACCGACGAGAAGAACTCGATGGGCTTGGCCTGCTCGCACCTCGTGCAGGTCTTCATCACGGCCCCGACATGAGCATCAGGTCCTGGCGCATGACCTCGACGAGACGCGAGGCGATCTTGAACTGCCGGTCCAGCTCGGCCAGGTACCGCTCCACCTGCTGAGTCCGCACCTTGAGGTACTGCCGGTCCAGGCTCTCCACGCGGGTGAGCAGGACGCACAGCTCGGTCAGGCGGGCGCTGTACGCCGCCGACTCGCGCATGATCTGGTCGGGCTGCTTGAGCGCGAAGGCGCGGATGGCCAGCGCGATCCCGTCCAGCTCCCGCTCGATCTGCGGTCGGGTCCCGAGGCCGTTGTTGAGCATGGCCATGCCCTGAACGCTCGTTCCCGGCATGAGAGGCGGCACGAGGGCCAAGCCGGAGCCGGGATCGGTAGCCGGGACGTCGCGCGGGCCAGGAAGTGCGGCGGGCGGCGAGGTTGGCATGATGTCTCCATCGGTTGGGGTGGCGCTCGAACGAACTCCGAGCAACCCCATCCAAGCC